GCTTGGCGCGACTGGGAAGCCGTCAACGCGTGGAACGCGGAAGATTGGAGCCGGGATCGTGAAAACATGCTCGCAAGGCTCCAAACCATGCGGGCCAAGCTGTTTAATGCGGCCATCCGGAAGGGTCAGCTCCAGACCGCCGCGCAAGTGCTCGACAGCTTGGGCAAGGTGGTCAACGAGTCCGGCGTGGAATCCCAGGCGGCCAGCGCCCCCACCCTGCAGATCACGGTGGAAGACAAGCGGCAGGGCTGAGACCCATGGGACTCATGCGGCCCCCTTGCCAGGGCGGCCCCCTGCTGCTAGAGTGCAAGGGTAACACACCCCAGGCACACCATGGCCCCCCTCTTCCACCTCGTCCGCCCTGCGGTCTTCCTGCCTCTTACCCTCGGACTGCTGGCCCTCGCCGTGCTCAACCCCAGCACGGACGAGGCGCTGGCCCGTTGCGAGAATCGAGGCGGCAGCATCGCAGAGTGCCGGCTAATCGTGCTAGGGCGCTAGTACACCTGCACCACGTTACAGTGTGTGACAATGCGGCCCCAACCTCGGGGCCCAGTGTGCTACAGTAGCAGCAGTCAACCAGGGACACCCACCCCATGGCCACCACTACCCTTGCCCTGCTGCTGGCGGCGCTGCTCCTGCCGCTGCTGCTCCTGCTCTGGGCCACCGAGTCCAGGCCGCAGCGTGCCCGGCGCCTCCGCTCCTACGGCTGGAGCCAGCAGCGCATAGCCGACCACCTCGGATGCAGCCGCTCCAGCGTACGCCGCTACTGTTACGGATTGTGACAATGCGGCCCCCGCCCCTGCGGTGGGTGTGCTACAGTAGCAGAGTCAACCCAAGGGACACCGCCCCATGACTTCCTTCCGCTTCCGCCTCTTCACCCGTGAGTCCGTTGGCGCCTCCACCAGCGTCCGCGCCGCCTCCCAGGCTGAGGCCCTGGCCCACCTCCAGCAGCAGCTGGCCCCCTGGGAGTTCGCTACTCCTCTGCACGGCCCCAACCGCTCCCTGCGGTCCTTCATCTAAGGCCCGCCCCCACTGCTCCCCACCACCCCCACCCCACCGGGGGCGGGGTTCGGCGCGGCGCGGGGCTGGGCTGCACTCAGGGAACCTACTGATACATCCCAAATTCCTTCTTCTGTTACACATCTCCGGGGGTAGGGGTTCGATTCTCCATCTGCTGGAACATCCTGCCCAAAAAATACGCAACCTCTACCTTCTATTGCAGTAGGGTAGTCCGCATGAGCGATAACACCGTCAGTCTTCGCCACGCACAGGGCGAAGTTTTCTCCAGCCGCACCCGTTTCCGCGTCCTAGTCGCCGGCCGCCGCTTCGGCAAGAGCTACCTCTCCTGCGTCGAACTCCTGCGTGGAGCGATCGAACGCCCTGGCGAAACCTATTTCTACTGCGCCCCCAGCTACCGGATGGCGAAGGACATTGTCTGGAAGCTGCTCAAACGCCTCGTCCCAAAAGCCTGGGTCAAAAGCAAGAACGAAACCGACCTCAAGATCGAACTGGTAAACGGCAGCACCATCGAATTGAAGGGCACCGAGAACGCAATGGCCCTCCGAGGCCGCAGTTTGGCGGGCGTGGTGCTCGACGAGGCCGCCTTCATGGACAGCGAGGTCTGGTTCGAGGTGATCCGCCCCGCTTTAGCCGACAAACAGGGCTGGGCCCTCTTCATCTCCACCCCGGATGGCACCGCAAGCTGGTTTTACGACCTCTGGTGCTATTGCGAGGAGGGCGACCCGGACTGGGCCCGGTGGCAATTCACCACGATCGAGGGCGATAACGTCCCAGCCACCGAAATCGAGGCCGCCCGCGCCCAACTCGACGCCCGCACCTTCCGTCAAGAATTCGAGGCCAGCTTCGAGAATCTCAGCGGTCTCGTCGCCGTCTCATTCTCGGACGACAACATCGACAAAATCGTCCAAGACCTACCCGTTTTGCCCCTTTTGCTGGGGGTGGACTTCAACATCGACCCTATGTCAGGCATTTGCGCCGTCAAAAAGGGCGACGTCCTGTGGGTTTTCGACGAAATCATCATGACGGGTGGCGCCACCACCTGGGATTTCTGCGAAGAAGTCCAAAACCGCTACGGCGTGGAGCGCCGCATCATCGCCTGCCCCGACCCCACAGGCGGCGCCCGCAAAACAGCCGGCGTTGGAGCCACCGACCACAACATCCTGCGAAAATCCGGCTTCACGGTCTCCAGTCCCCGCTCCCCCTGGAAAATCCGCGACAAAATCACCTGCGTCAACACCGCCTTACTGGATGCCACTGGAACCCGCCGCCTCTTCATCCACCCACGCTGCAAGGAACTGATCAAATCCCTCCGCACGCTGACTTATGCCCCCAACACCGGCCTCCCGAACAAGAATTTGGGCGTAGATCACGCCTTCGACGCTCTCGGCTACCTCTGTCTGCAGGTCTTCAACCTGGCAAAACCAGAAAACATGGGTAAGACCAATTACCGTGTGTGGTAATACCGCTGCTGGAGCCTGGAATGGCCGCCAAGAAACCCGGCCTTTACGCCAATATCGCTGCCAAACGCAAGCGCATCGCTGCCGGCAGCGGCGAATCCATGCGTAAGCCTGGCACTAAGGGCGCCCCCACGGCTGCCGCCTTCAAAGCATCCGCCAAAACCGCCAAAAAGCCGAAAAAGAAATGACAATCCATACCATCCACGGCTACCCCACCTACATCGAAGTCGATGCCGAGACTGGCACGTCCGAGGTCACCTTCAGCTTCAAGACACCCCGCGACGCCGCCTTATTCGCAGGCTTCATGGGCAATGTCTTCACTGGAGTTGAAGTCCTCGTCGATGTAGACGACGAAGTTGAGGAGGAAGAGGAAGATGATTGAGTATCGCGGCGAGAAATTCTCGGGGTATAACCAACCCAAGCGCACGCCAAACCACCCCAAGAAGTCCCATGCCGTCTTGGCTAAGGAGGGCTCAACGGTAAAACTTATCCGTTTCGGACAGCAGGGCGTATCTGGCTCACCAGCACAAAAAGGAGAATCAGCAGCAGACAAGGCCAGAAGGGCATCGTTCAAGGCGCGACACGCCAAAAATATCGCCAAGGGCAAAATGTCAGCTGCATTTTGGGCAAACCGCGAAAAGTGGTGACCCGAAGTGCCAAAATAGGTACAAAGTAGGAGGTAACCCGTGGTTTACAGCGCCAACATCCCCCCAACTGGCGCTGTAGTCAGCGAATCCCCCTTCGTCCGCAACCTGGACGTCATCTCCATGATGCCGGACTGGGGCATTATGGCTGCCGTCACCCGTGGCACCAACTACATCCGCGACCTGTCTGAGACCTACCTCCCGCAGGAACCACGAGAAGACGACGACGCCTACAACACCCGCGTAGACCGCTCTGTCCTTTCCCCCTACACCAGCCGCCTAATCGAGACTGCCGCTGGCGCCATCCTGCGCAAGCCCATCCATATCGAGGGCGACCAATATTGGCTGGATCTAGCCGAGAACATCGACGGCCTGGGTTCCAGCATCAACGAATACGCCCGCCGCGCATTGGTTAGCAGCCTGACGTACGGCCATAGCGCAATCCTGATCGACTATCCGGCTGCGATGGGTGCCCGCAACCTGGCGGAAGAGCGTGCCATGGGCCGCCGCCCCTACTTTGTCCACGTCGATGCCCCTCAAATCTGGGGCTGGCGCAAGGAATCCGGCACCAACCGCCTACTGCAGGTCCGCATCCACGACTACGACGTCCGCCCCCTGAACGACTTTGGCGAAGAGCAAATCGAGCAAATGCGGGTGATCTACCCGGGCCGCTACGACCTCTACACCCTGGGCCAAGAAGTCGTCGAATTCACGGCCTCGGGCGGCTACAGCCTGGACGAAATCCCCCTAGTCCCGATCTATAGCAACCGCCGTGGCCTGCTGATCTCTCAGCCACCCCTACTGGACATTGCAAATCTAAATATCACCCACTACCAACGCCAAGCCGACCTTATCCACGCCCTCCACATCGCCGCCATGCCCACCCTTGTCCTAGAGGGCTGGGACGACACCACTAGCAACGCAACGATGGGCGTCAACTACGCCATTGCCATGCAACCGGGCAACAAGGCGTACTACGTTCAAGCCGACGCCACCAGTTTCGACGCCCAAATGGCCGAACTGGAGTCCCTCGCCTCCCAAATGTCCACGTTGGGCGTCACCAAACTCTTCGGCCAGAAGTTTGTCGCCGAGTCTGCCGAGGCAAAGCGCATCGACCAGGCCCAATCCAACTCCGTCCTCTCGATCATCAGCCAAGAACTGGAGTCGGCCCTCAACCAAGCCTTCGCTTTCGCCGCCCAGTATGTCGGCATGGATCCACCCGAAATCAGCATCGACCGCGACTTCGACTACTACCGTCTCCTGGGCCAGGACGTCGCTGTCCTCTCGCAACTCGCCGACACAGGCAAGATCAGCAATGCCATGCTGCTGGAAATCCTGCGTCGCGGCGAAATCCTGCCCGACACCGTGAACATCGAAGAAGAACTCCTGACTATCTCCGACGAGGCGGCCGAATCCCCCATCGAAGAAACCGAGCAAGTCGAACCCGATACAATGAACGAATCGGAGGTTGAGTAGTCAAATGGCCGTCTCCCCTGGCACCTACAACATCCGCCTCCAGCGCCGCGCCGACTACGCCGTCTCGCTGCAATTCAAAGACAGCACTGGCGCCCCAATCAACTTAACTTCCTGGACTGCCTACGCCCAGGCCTGGAATAAAGCCCGCACGACAAAGTACGCCGACTTCACTGTCACCTACACAAGCCGCCCCAACGGCCAAATCTCCCTGGCACTGACCGACACCCAGACCACGTCATTCCCCGACTGCTGCTATTACGATGTCCTCCTGGAAAATCCCAGCGGTTTGCGTGAGTATTACCTGGAAGGTCTGCTGTACGCATCCGAGGGATACACAGCATGACAACAGTAAGCGTAACTGACGTATCCAACACAGTTGTTATCACCGAAACCACTGGTGACACAACTATTGTTAGCGCCCCTAGCCCTGCCGTTGTAGTCGAAACCACAGGCCTGGGCCCGCAAGGGCCGGGTGGCATCGTGGCGCTCTACGCCAACATCATCGACACGACCGATCAGCCCCTGGTTTCAACGACTGCCGCCCAAGCTGTCCGCCTCGGCACCACGCTCGAAAGCCGTGGCATCACGGTAACCAACCAAAGCCGCATCAACTTCGAGCTAGCTGGAACCTACAAAATCCTCGCCTCCCTCCAAATAACAAACAGCTCGAACAACATCAGCGAAGTCAACGTCTTTTTCAAGAAAAACGGCACAACACTTGCCGACAGCAACACCCGCCTGGACCTAGAACCGCGTAAATCCCTAGGAACGCCTTACCACGGCTGTTTCACCATCGAGTTCCAGCTAACCGTTGCAAACAACGACTACATCGAAGTCTTCTGGGTAGCCGATCACATCGAGGTCGCTGTAGACACGATCCCTGTCAACGGCACCCACCCCCAGGCCCCCAGTGCCATCGTCAACGTTGCCCAGGTCATGTATGCCCAGGCTGGCGTCCCCCTGGGCGGCAACCTTGGTGACGTGCTCGTCAAGGCCACCAGCACGAACTACGACACCGCCTGGACCGACTCCCCCACCCTGGACAAACTCGGCTTCGACCTAACCGCCGCCGAAACCGTCAGTCCCGGCCAACTCGCCTGGAACGCCACCGAAGGCACCCTCGACGTCGGCACTCCGGGCGTCACCTACCAAGTCGGCCAAGAACTGGCCTTCCGCTGTAAAAACGTCTCGGCGGACCCGATTGTGGACGGCGAAGCCGTCATGTTCATGGGCGCCGACGCCGCCACGGGCCACATCGAAGTGGCCCACATGATTGCCGATGGCACCATCCCGGGCTACAACTTTTTCGGCATTGCCACCGAGCCCATCGCCATCGGCGCCCTCGGTTACGTCACCACCCTCGGCAAAGTACGCGGCCTCGATACCAGCGCCTTCCCTGATGATTCCGTCCTCTGGCTGGATCCCGCTAACCCCGGCGGCTACACAACAGTCGAACCATCCGCCCCCAACCTAAAAATTGCGGTCGCGGCTGTCGTCAAAAGCCACCCCACCGACGGCATCGTCTTCGTCCGCGCCAACACCGGAACCACCATCGAGGATTGCCACGACGTCGAAGTCGGCACTGGCGCCTACGACCGCGAGTACCTGGGCTGGTCCGAGACCTACCAACGCTGGCAACCCACAAAAATCCCAAACTCCGCGCCCCGCTCAGTTTCCATCACGGGCCCCATCGCCAACGACACCTTCACGCTGTTCCGCACGGACGTCGAAACCACCCTCACCGCTGTAACCGCCCTCGTCAGTGGCGCCAGCCCCAGCGTCACCTACGAATTACGCTATGCCGCCAGCCGTACTTCAGCTGGAACTGCCGCAATCACCCCAGCCACCGTCACTAACACCACCACTGGGGCAGCCGCCACCGTTGTGAACCAGCCCATCCCGGCCAATTCTTATGTGTGGCTTACTATCACCGCTGTAACGGGTACAGTGGGAGAAATGAACGTCACTTTGGCTTTCTGACCCAATGGCTACCTTTACCAAATTCAACTCATTTGTTGAGGCTCTGGCCGAGAAGGTGCATAACCTTGGCTCAGACACGCTGACCGTGGCACTGACTAACACGCTGCCGGTGAACACCAACACCCAGCTCAGCAACATCACGCAGATCGCCTATACCAACATCCAGAATGGCACCACCACGGGCCGCGATCTGACCGGCGTGACCTCCGCCCAAACCAGTGGCACCTACAAACTGGATGCCAACGACCTGGTGCTCACCGCCACCGGCACCGTCCCCGAGTTCCAGTGGGTGGTCCTGTACAACAACACCGCCACAAACGACGAGCTAATCGGCTTCTACGACTACGGCGGCAAGGTCAACCTCCTCAACGGCGAGACCTTCACAATCACCTGGGACGCTGCTGGCATCCTGACCCTGGCCTGATAACTGACGCGGAGGCGGGACGGTGGCTGTCGCCCATAGTGCTGCCTCGGAGTCGCATACCGGGACAACAGGCTCAACCAACCAAGCGGCGTTCTCCTGGACGCACACGCAGACGGGCACCCCTCAGGGGGTGGTCGTTTTCGTTCATACGAGAAGCGCAACAGATAGGGTCAGCAGCGTCACCTACGGCGGCACGGCACTTGAGCGCGTCACTGGTGGTGCAGCGATTGACACCGCTGGTGAGCCTGGACGGACGGATCTGTTTTTCCTGGGCTCAGGACTAGGCACCGGCAACCAGACGATCACGGTCAACCGGACCAACAACGCCGACATTATGTATGCGTCGGCGGCAACCGTTACCGCCGCCACCGACACAAATGTCACCGGCATCGTCTTGCTGCAAAATGACGGCGCGATGACCGTCCAGAGTGTCACCGACGGTGGCGCTCCAACCAACAGCCTTCGATACGCAGGCGCCTATTCAGGCTTGGCGTCGCCGCCTCCAGCGGCTACTGGAAGCACGCTGCTGACCAACATTGACTTTGGCGCCTATGGGTGTGCAATGGTCCACGAGACCACTGCTGGCACGGGTGCCCGTAATGTCGGTTTCAACAATGCCACCACAGACGACAGGGCCGCCGTCCATGTCGCGGTCCGCGAGCTGTGGAACCGCACTGACACCCAGACTGTCGGCAACTTCACGCTGACGGGCAACGACGCCACATTTACAGTCGCCAGCCCGAAGGTCATCGAGCCTGTCGTCGGCACCTTCACCTTCACCGGCAACGCCGCCGACCTACGACACAACCCAAGCATCGAAGCGGGTGTTGGCACCTTCACCCTCACTGGCAACCCGGCTGACACGCGCCACAACGTTCGCATCGACGGCGGCACCGGCACGTTCTCCCTGACGGGAAACCCTGCCACACTGACAATCACAGTTCCAGCAGTCCTAGAGGCGGGCACTGGAACCTTCGCCTTCACGGGCAACCCAGCAACATTCCGCCTTGGCCGCAATCTCTCTGCCGACCGAGGCACCTTTCTTCTCACTGGAAACCCGGCCACCCTCAGCAAGGCAAGCAGTCTCGAAGCAGAACGCGGCCTATTCACGCTGACCGGCGGCGCCCCCGCGCTGCGTAAGGGTTATCGCCTGGCTGCTGGTGTAGGCACCTTCAGCCTCACCGGCAACCCCGCCACGTTCACCCGCAGCTGGAACGTCGCCGCTGTCCGGGGCCAGTTCACCCTCACCGGCAACCCGGCTGCGCTGACGGAAATCGGCGTTTTCGAGATCGACCCCATCGTTGGCACGTTCGCCCTAACCGGCAACGACGCCACCTTCGCCAAGTCTTCCGCCCTCCAGGCCGACCGAGGCATCTTCACCCTCACGGGTCAAACCGCCACTCTCACCACCGGCCTTACGCTCCAGGGCGACCCTGGAACCTTCAACCTCACCGGCAACCCGGTCACCTTCAGCGAAAACCGCGTTCTACCAGTCACCGCAGGGAACTTCACCCTCGCTGGAAACCCCGCCACTTTTACCGCCCTCAATAACTACGTCCTCGCCGTAGACACCGGCCAGTTTGTCCTAACCGGCAACCCCGCCACCCTCGCCGAAAACCTCGCCCTACTCGCTACCCCTGGCACCTTCACCCTCACGGGCCAGCCTGTAACAGCAGACCGCACATACAATATAACAGTAACCCCGGGCATCTACGCTCTCACCGGAGGCAACGTAAGCCTCAGCATTCCCTCAAAACTAAACCTTGCCGCGTCGCGTGGAACCTTCACCCTTACCGGCGTACCCAATACATTCAGCAAAACAACCCGTCGCCGCAATATCCTCATCTTCTAGTAAGGTAGATACGTCCGTGTATTACACAACCCGTGCCTGAAGAACAGCAAGCACCAGTGGTTCCAGTGGAACCCGTTGCCCCTCAGCCTGTGGCTGAAAGCTCCGATCTGGCCGCTCAACTGGAAGCCGTCAAAGCCAAAAACGCCGAACTCATCAACGAGCGCCGCAAGGACCGCGAAAACCGCGAAAACCTCCAAAAGCAACTCGACGCAATCCAGCAGGCACAGGAACAGGCCAAGACCACAAAACTTGCCGAGTCCGGCGAGTACAAAACCCTGTGGGAAGAGGCCCAACAAACAGTTGCCGAGTTGAAACAACAGCTTTCCGCCAAGGAAAGCGAAGTCGATCAAATCAAGCAAGGTTTCACACAGGAGCAACTGAAATCCGCCGCCATCGCACAGCTGTCACAGGCTGGTGCATTGGCGCCCGATCAGCTGTATCGTTTACTTCAGGAGCAACTTCGCGCTAAAGATGG